TCAGCAGAGTTGTTGACATTTTGTGTGCCATTTATATCCTATTAGTATATATGTTGACACTTTTGTAAAGTTATTGACAAGCAACCTATTCCAAAAACGCTTGTAACTGCATGAAACTTTAATAAAAAGTCATGCAAACATAGGACATTGTTGTCCGATATTTGTATGCTTATTTAGGTATAAATTGTGTAATATATGCTACAAAAATACACCCCAGTATCTAAGCGCTAGTAACAAATATGTTACTATTCCGCAAAAATAGATTACAGTTGCGGCCGCCTCCACCACTAGCAATGGCAAGTCATCCTCGGCATAACCAGCCGCCGCCCAAAATAGAGACCCAACAAAGCCAACTAGGATGTTAAGAGGGTAAACATTAAAGCTGGTGAGCGCAATGCCAATCAAGCAGAGGGTGGTTCCAGACCATTTAAGTATTTTCATTTATGTTGTGCCCTTTCATAAATACGCAAGGTAACATTTAAAACATATTGAATATCTTTTAAACTGAGTTGACCCATCAGTTGCAGTATTTTGATTACTCCCACATCATTGTCTAGTGGCCGGGGCTTAAGTATGGTCTCAATCATTTCAACCTCTTGGCTATCTCGCGCTCAATGTACCAGCGCGCCTTACGCAGATCCTCTATGGCATCGTGTTTCTCATCAGCACGCCAGATATACTTTATAGCATTGCCCAGGCAAAACCCCATATGCTCTGTGATCTGTATGCACTCAACCCCGGACGGGTGGCTGGTGTAATGCTTGGGGTGGTTGACCGCGTCATGCTGGGGATTATTAGGTTCAAAATGACTCATTTTAGTTCCTGTGGTAGTGGTCTTTAGGATTGTTTTTAATTGATATCAATAAGAGATCTATATTTTTGAAATACATGATTACTTTCATGCCATCATGCGTATAGATAGTAAAGCTCACTCACTCCACCGCTCGCCGATACCATTCATTCTTGGGTTTGTAATGTCATCTAACGAGGCATCAATCTCTTCCCAATCAGGATCAACTTCAACTATGCCAGCAAACGGGATAGGCTCCTCGTAGCTTGCGCCAGAGTCAACAATTACTGTGGGTGTGTCTTGAGCTTTCTTGCGGTCATCGGTGGTAAATGTAGTCACATTGCTCTCCAGGTTGTAAGCGATATCGCTCAACCCCGATATTAATGACTACAAAATAAAAAGCAAGAGCTATTGTTGTTTTTTAGTCAACTTCCACGTCTTGGATATCTGGTGGCCTGATGTTAACTGCAATAACTGAGGGCCTATCTGAATCGTCTGGATTATCCAGCAGACCAGAGGCCTTGGCCAGTAGGCGCAATACACCGACCTTATCGTATAGCTCCAACTCTAAATTACCATCCTTATTAACTTTAAGACTTTTGATGGCTTGCAAGGCATGCTCAGGAATATCTTTACTAGCTTTAACTTTAACCTGGCCTTCATCGTCCCATTCCATGATGTCTGTAATCTTTGTATTGGCCATACAAAGCAAAGAGTAGGCTACCGCCTCACGATTCTCTGTAATCGTAGCCGAGCGCTCTAGCCTTTTCTGTATCGATCGGATCCCACCCCAGTTTTGTAGGGATGGAATCTGACTCGCTACCTTAGCTTTTGGCCTGGTTGTTGCCATTAGAACGGCACATCATCCAACGGCGCTACTTCAGCATAGTTCTCTGGTCTGCCAATCGGAACTGCTGGCGCAAAGCTATTAAACGATGCCGGAGCATTTAGCTGCTGTTTCTCTTTTCCAATATATCCAGAAAAATAAGGCCCCTTATTACCTTGTTTGCTATACATATTGAACCAATACTCCTTGCCATCTGGCAACTTGATAGAGCCTGTCCAATCAGCGTGCTGCTGGTCTGTCTTATTGTTGTTCTTAAATACTTGAAAGTTACCCGTCTTTAATTCAAAAGGCTTATCGTATGCCATTGTTTATCCCTATCTATGCTTGTTGGTTAAAATCATCTATTGCTTGTACTACTGCTGCTGACTCAGACATCTTCTCTGACTCCACGATTAACGCATGAATTACGGATTGTAGGGTAAACCCCTGTCTTAGCAACCCCAATACTACGCTATGCAACTCCTTTTGCAACTTTGCTTGGTCATTCATGTAAGGCTCCTTTTTTTAAAATACCTGGGAAAATTTGAGTGTGGTACCCCGCCCATAGTGGCAGACGGGGGGGAGAGGGTATGCCGCCTTGCCGGGATCGACCTCTGGCTGCATGTGCGAGACCACCTTGCTTTCTGCGTAATAGACCACCTCTGTGTACCCGTTGCAATTCCATACGACCATTTGGGTTTGTTACAAGCCCCTATCTACCTACAATGCTAGGTTCCTGTGCAGTTCTCATCCATCAGCGCCCTGGCAAAGTCGATGATGCTATCAGGTGCAGCTGGCCTCGCCTTCAACCACAGTTCCAGATCGCGACTGAGCATTTGGTCTTGAACCTGACACATTGCTATCAACTCAAATCCTTTTAAATCTAAATCATTTATTAATTTATCTTTAAAAAACACACTTCTATATATTGATTGGACTATAGCCTCGCAGTTGTTATGATCTACTATAACTGGTGCCATAGCCTTTCCGATCACTTCCAAGGCCTTACCCTTGACTGGTAGTTTAATCGTCTTACGGGCTTGTTTAGACCCCTTGCTGAGCATCTCTGCCATGAACTTCTCCTCTTTGTTAATCATATCTGGGCTTCTAGACTCTTCATTTACTAAAGCTATCGCATCTAGTTGATTGATAGACTTGTTATATATAACTCTTGTGGTGGCTGTGTGGCTGTGTTTACCGCCCTTCACCAAGGTCTCAATATATCCAAGCTCTCGGAGTCTAACAACTTGATTAGAGATATATCGTGAGCTAGTACTGAGGTCTTTAGCTAAGCGTTGCTGTCCTACCCAAGTAATCCCGGCTCTGTTGCAATAGCTGCATATCAATGCTAGAACTCGTACGCAGCCTCCACTTAATCTTCTGTCTGTCAATGCCTTGATTGGCATCACCGCGATCTGCCGCTGATCTGGCGGTGCTGGCTTTAGCTTTACTTTGGGTTTGGTAGGGATCTTAAACACAATCATTAGACGAGTTAAGGGAGTCGTATATTTTTACGACTTCACCCAACTGAATGGGAGCGCGATGGCTTTCGCGCCTCTGCCTACATCTGTTTACCAAGAGACTCCAACTGTCTCTAGTAGCATCAGGCCGTATTACTAACCTTGCGGTTAATGCGTACCCACTTATAGCTACTGTCCTAATCTTCCCTTTCGGGTTTGCTTGAGGACTGTTTATCTCATGCCGTTGAGGGATCGACTCCGAATCCCAGATGTTCATTGTTGTCTCCAATCTGTTGCATCCAGATTAGATTTGCCAATGTTACAAGGCTCGCAAAGAATCTGCAAGTTATCTTCATTTAATTCTAATTGCGGATATCTCGATCTCGGTTTGATGTGGTCTATGTGCAACTCAGTATCCTTAGCGCCGCAACATTGACACACTCTGCCGTACTTCACAAAGGTGCGATATCGTAACTCTTTCCACTCTCTAGTTTTGTAGAATGCTTTGCCCATGCCTGGCTCGTATGCTGGTGGCGCTCTGTATGTGCCGGTGGCCTTAGCAATAGCAACTCCCATTGACTTGGCCTTATCGTTAATGATGGCCTTCATGATGGGATCAGCCATTGCGATCTTGAGCAATGACTTCTTAGCTTTCTTGGTGCGCTTGGCCACAGACTCGCGCTTGCTATACAAAGGTTTCTCGTACTTGAACATAGATATCCTTACAACAAACTTGCTGGCAACTGAAAATGCGGTATCTCATTGCTCCACCAAGAGTATCCGCAGTCCTTACACACTCTGCGTCTACAGATCCAGTTGTTAAACTCATGTTGCCTGGTCTCGGCTACCTTGATGTCTTGGCTATCGCACTCTTCATTGATACAAATCATTTTGCTTGTGCCTTTTTATTAAACTCTTCTACCTCTTTCCACCATTCAGCCGAATACTTTGCTGGCTTTGGTTCTTGTAACGCCATAGCCTTATTAAACTTCTCTTTCCAATACTCTATTTCTTCTGCTTGCTTGCGTAGCATATCTACTACCCACTTTCTAGCAAGCTCATCTTCAATCCAATGGATATCTTTTTCAAGTTCATCAGCCAGTTCATTTGCGTTCATTTTTATTCTCTCGGTTGTATATCTCTAACATGGCATTGCGTAGTGCGTTGTAGCCAGATTGGCCACGCAGCTCTGCCACTCTCGAAAGGTGCAGTTGCCGGGTCTTTCGAGTTCTAAATCTCTTGAGCGTGGATTTAGCCTCCGCATACAGGCGGTACTCTTCCGAGTAGCTTCCGACTGTCTGGCCATTAGGCAAACGAAGTAGCCGCCGTCCTGGATGAAGTTGACCACAAGCGAAACATCTAAGCCTGTCCTCATCTACTTCTTTTCCCTCTCCTGTTTGCGCTCCCAGCAATCCTTGCACATCCATCTCTTTTGTCTTTTGTTTGCGCTTACTATCCATGCTCCATTCCGATAATCTTTGCCCATCTGACAGTTACTGCACCAGCGCTTGCCGGTGATTGAACTGTCAGCCTGTACGGCCTTGGTGTACATATCATTTTCATGGCTCATGTCTCTAATCTTTCTTTTAGCAAGTTCCATGCTTTTGCTGCGCAAAGAGGCACTTGCCCGTTTCCAATGGCTTTAAGTCTGTCCACCCTTGAGGCCACCCCATCAACCATTCGTATAGGTTCGGGTTGATCGAATGAGGAATGTGTGTTCCATTCTTCAATGCGTTTTTGTATGCACCTGATCCCCCG